AGAGAGGGAACGTCTATTGGTGGTTTTTTAAATCATTCAGAGCAATCTAATTGTTATCTTAGTGAGGAGTTAGATTGGGACGATTATAGAGTTTATAACGTGATAACATCAAAAAAAATTAGTGTTGGCGAGGAGCTTACGCTAAACTATCATTTGGACGGTTTAAATTATGGCGAAGAAAACAAAGAGTAAAAAAGCTAAAAGCAAAGGTAAAATATGTCCCGAAGGCATAGCTTGGGCTAAAAGAACCTTTGATGTTTATCCCTCTGCGTATGCAAATTTAGCTGCTTCTAAATATTGTAAAGATCCTAATTACGCAAAGAAAGATAAAAAAAGAAGGAAAGCTAGATTTGGTGGGCCAATAAGAGGACAAGGTATTGTTATGTCGGATAGGCTAAGATGAGTAAAGGACAACTACAAGAATGGTTAGATAAAAAATGGGTGAGAATAGGGGCAGACGGTTCAATATTAGGATCTTGCGGTGGTAGAAAAGAAGCTGAGGGTAAACCTAAATGTTTACCAGAGGCAAAAGCTAAAAGTTTGTCTAAAGAAGAGCGAAAAAAATTAGTTGAAAGAAAAAGAAGAAAGGATCCCAACCCAGACAGAAAAGGTAAGCCTATTATGGTTTCCAATAAATTAAAAGCAGGAGGCAAAGTGAAAAAACAACTAAAACCTATACCGCCAGGCAATAAAGGGTTGCCTAAATTACCAAAAGAAGTCCGTAATAAAATGGGTTATTTTGTTGAAGGTGGAAGAGCAGAAAAAAAGAAAGATGGCAAAATAGCTAGAGGTTGTGGTAAAGTTATGTCTAATAGGCGTAAATATACAACCATAAGTTAGGAGATAAATATGCCAAAGAAAAAATCAACAGTTGATCCAAAATTGCAAGCAAGATTGGATGCTAAAGTAAGACCAGATAAGCCAGTTAAGGAAGATCGTATTTATTACAATATGAAACCTAAAAAGAAGGCACCTGCTAAAAAAACCACAAAAAAATCTACTAAAAAGTAAGGAGAACTATTATGCCAGGTCATTATAAAAAGTCTAAGAACGGCAGTATGATGAAAAAATCGAAAGGTGGCATGATGATGAAAAAATCCAAAGGCGGCTCACTCATGAAAAAGTCTAAAGGTGGTTCATTAATGAAGAAGTCAAAAGGCGGAAGCATGATGAAAAAATCTAAAGGCGGGTCTTTAATGAAAAAATCTAAAGGCGGTAAAATGATGAAAATGTCAAAGGGTGGATCAGTCATGATGGCAGGCAACGCTAATAGAAGAAGAAATCGTTTGAGATAGTGCCTTATTTGATTAGTAATATCCCACATTTTAAGTGTTGGGTTAGGAGAGAGTTTACACATAATCATGAGCAATATCAGGGCGAATATTTGCATGCCTTAGCTATCGCAGTAAATACCATTCCAGATAGATCGTTAAGTTTCCAAGTTGTATTTACTGGAGAAGAGTCAAATTGTGATGATTGGGACGAGGGCAACATACACGGTGGTGCTATGTGGGCTAGGATGCCCATACAAGCACTCGTAGCTGATATACCTATGGAAGATTATCCTAAGCCTATGGAAGATCATTTAGCACAACCTTGGGATTGTGAAGCAAGAGATCATAGTGTAGTTACTATGGATAGAGTTAGTTCCTCTCCTTGGATCGCTAAAATAGATGGGGGCTTTTATCAAGCAAAGTATCTTTTTACGGTTGATTACACAAATACAGATATTGCAGATGATCCTGCACAACATAAACAAAGTCATGTATTATATATAACTGAAGACTGTGAGTGGAAAGGTAATTTTGTTGCTTTACCTAATAATAGAGTTAGGGCAACAAGTCCAGCACTATGGGTTACAGGTGAAGGACCACCTCAGTTTAAACCTTCGCAGTGGAAACATTCTGCAGAGGGACATGAAAGTTATCTTGATCCGTCAATAACTTTTGATAATTTATACGAGGATTAATTATGGCATTATCAGGTAGTACAAATTTTGAGCCCAACGTAGCAGAGTTTGTTGAGGAGGCCTTTGAAAGATGTGGTTTAGAACTACGCACTGGTTATGACCTTAAAACCGCACGTAGATCTATAAATCTTATGCTTGCTGAGTGGGCAAACAGAGGCTTAAACCAGTGGACTATAGAGCAAGCTACACAAACTGTAACGGAGGGCACAACTGATTACTCTTTAAATGCAAACATAATAGATATTTTAGACGTTGTTCTACGTAGAACAATTAATCAAACACAAACAGATATTAGTATGAATAGAGTTAGTAGGTCTGAATATATAAATATTCCAAATAAAACCACTAAAGCTAGGCCTTCACAATTCTTTTTAGATAAACTATCTACACCTACACTAAAAATATGGCCTGCACCAGAAAACTCTACAGACATACTTGTATTTAATAAAATAGTAAGAATGGATGATGCAGATAAGGGAACAAATACTATGGATATGCCATTTAGATTTTTCCCTTGTTTTGCAGCAGGCTTAGCTTATTACATATCACTAAAAAGAGCACCAGAGAGAACTGCACAACTCAAAGCTTTATATGAAGAAGAATTTAGGAGAGCGGCTGACCAGGACGAAGATAGAGCCTCTTTTAACATAAGACCCAGTATTAGGATGATGTAATGGCTTATGCTACTGGTAAATTTGCAAAAGCTTTATGTGATAGATGCGGGTTTGAGTATAAATTACTAGAATTAAAAGAAGAATGGAACGGTTTAAAAGTTTGTCCCAACTGTTATGAACCTAAACATCCTCAACTAGAACCACTAAGAGCTAAAGCTGATCCAGAATCATTATACAAACCAAGACCTAACAACGATCAAGAAGAGGGTGAGGGTTTTGTTGTGGTAACTAACTCTAATATATTTAAACCAGATTATTTAAATCCATCTACTTTACCAGAAAACTTTGAAGTAGCTAAGATGACAGCTAGCGTTGGTGAGGTTACAATAGTTATATCATGACATTAGCAGAACTAAAAACTCTAATACAAAACTATACTGAAAATTCAGAAACAACTTTTGTCAACACTCTTGATGACTTTATTAAAAATGCAGAAGAAAGAATATTTGAGCTAATACAGTTTGATTATTTTAGAAAGAATGTTACAGGTACTTTAACAACAGGTAACACATACTTGACTGCACCTACTGACTATCAAACAAGTTTTTCTTTAGCAGTTATAGATTCTGGTGGTGATTATCATTACTTAGATAAAAAACACGTCACTTTTATGCGTGAATATATAGAAGATCCAACAGACTCTACTTTGAGAGGGCTACCTTTATATTACGCTGACTTTGACAAAGATTTATCTACTGCATCAAATAATGGTTCTACGTTGATTGTAAGCCCTGTACCTGATGCAGATTATAATGTTGAGCTACATTACCTATTTAAGCCAAACTCTTTAGTTACAGATACTACAGGCACTTGGCTATCTAATAATGCACGTAATGCGTTGTTATACGGTAGTTTAGTTGAAGCATACATTTTTATGAAAGGTGAAAACGATTTGACACAGCAATACGAGCAACGCTTTGCAAATGAAATATCTAGGTTGAAAAACCTTGCTGAAGCTCGCGGAAGGAGAGATGAATACCGTTATGATTCTTTGAGGACAACGGTATCTTAAAATAAATGAAACAAATAGAAAGTCTTAAGGGCAAATCAGTTGCTATAGTCGGTATGGGCAAAAGCTGGTTTGATTACAATCTAGCTAAATCACATGGAGTACATTTTGACGAAGTATGGGCTATAAATGGCGTAGCATCAGTTATATACCACGATAGAGTATTTATGATGGATCCTGCGTCTAGATTTTTAGATACAGATGATGCTGGCGGTCAAACAAAAAGTATGGCTGATATGTTACAAGAACACGAAGGTCCCATATACACGTGTGAATTAGATGATCGTTGTCCTGGTCTTGTAGAGTACCCTTTAGAAGAAGTTGTGCAATATTCTAATTGTCATTATTTAAACAATACGGTTGCATACGCAGTCGCATTTGCTTATTGGAATGAAGTTGCTAATCTTAAAATGTTTGGCATAGATTTTAGTTACAAAGGTAATTTACACTTTGCAGAGGCAGGTAGAGGGTGTGTGGAGTTTTGGTTAAGTAAATGTATATCGGCAGGTATGCAAGTAGAAGTTGCACATAGTTCAGGTTTATTAGATACAGATGTACCAGCAGAACAAAAACTTTATGGTTATCATAGGCTTAAAAATCCTTATATTATTTTGGTTGGCGAAGATGGTATTAAATTAGAAAGAATTAACACCCTAGATATTGTTAAAAAGAAACAAGAACCTGTGTTAATAGATAGGCATGATTCACACCTAAAACCACCAGAACCAAAGAAATGGTAGATGAAATAACACCAGCAGGTATGCCTGGATTAGGCCTTATAGAGGCTAAAACAAGTAATTATGGTGGACATCCTCCAGAGTTTTGGGCAGAAAGATTAACAGAAAAAATAGTCAGCACTAGCGAAAGCGAAGATCCATACATAAAAGAACAAGCAAAAGCATATAGAGACGCTATTTATCAAGTTTGTTTGATTTATATAAAAAATGCTATAAAATCTTATAAAGCTACTTTGATACAAGACTTTGTAAAGTCTGGTGATA